ATATTTTTTTGAAAAACACCATATACACCTCAAAAACACTTGATTTGCACCTCTCAAAGTCAATGGTGGTAAGGATTTGCACCATATGCACCATTTTTTTTGAAATACTTTTTTTTTAATAATAATAATATTTACTTCTAATAATTCTAGAAAAGCACTGTTTATGGTGCATATCCTTTACAGGTAAGGGTTTCAGAGGTGCAAATGAGGTGCAAATGAGGTGCATATCGACATAAAAAAAGCACTTTTTATAGTGCTTTAGTGTATTCCGCCGAAGTTTTTATAATTTTGATAACCATTGGTCATATACTTGTTTTGCTATTTGTGCGGTCATAACTGGAGGAACTGACATTCCTATTAAATATTCAGGTTTATTATTTTTAAAATTATAATCTTTTGGGTAGGTGCCACAATTACAAAGTTCATCAAAATTTCTATATCTTGGTTCATCAAATAAAACACATTGGTCTCCTGCTGTAATTGTATTAATATTAGAGCTGTCTGTATAAATAAATTTGTGATTAAAATTAATATTTGGCCTGTTAAATTCTCTTTTATTTATATGTTCAAAATCTCCATCTCCAATTATTCTTAAGTCCCATATTTTTTTCATATTTTTAGATAGTGGCCTATCCGTATAATTATTATAAACTTCTCTAAATAATATACCAGGCTCGTTAAATTCCATTTCAATTTTCGGAACTTCTGTAAACATATCTTGCCAATGTAAAAACTTACTTGATAAATCTTTGCGTAAACAAATAAAAAATACTCTTTCACGTCTTTGAGGTACACCCATTTTTGAAGCATCAAGCAAAAAGTGTTGGCAATAATAACCAGCTTCATCAAATGCGTTGTAAATTTTACGAACGTATTCTTTAGCAGCACCCAATAAAAGACCTTTTACATTTTCAGCAACGACCACTTTCGGTTGCAGTTCTTTAGCCAAATCAATAAAATCAAAAAACAATGTATCTAAAACCTGCATTTCTTGACCTTCTCGAAATTTCTTTTCTTTTCCCCAATCCTTTTCACGATTACCAGCCATTGAAAAACTTGAACAAGGTGGCGAACCATCTAAAATATCCAGTTCATAAAGTTCTTTAGGTAAATCTTTACGCTTTGCAAAAGTTGTAATACTTTCTAAAAATGAAAATTTAGGTTTATGATTTTCTTGATATACTTCAATCATTTTTTTATCAATATCATTATGCCCTATCACATCAAATCCAGCTAATTTATATCCCATTGTAGAGCCACCACCACATGCAAAGCAACTAAATACTTTGCCTTTGTCTTTTGTAAATACTGCATCCTTTAAAGTCCATTTGTAGGGAAAATTGTGTTTTTTATTTTTCATAGTTTATGTTGTTTTAGTATATTCTCCATGTTTAACCTTCCGAAATAGTTTGCCAAAATCCTTCCGCCGGAGTGCTATTTTATACTTTCGACTTGGTAAATTCAACTTGATGCAGGTTTCTTCCGCTTGTTTATTGGTGAATGTATCCGGCAAAGCATTGTAAAGTAATTCCAAATCATTAGGAAGTCCTGTATCTGCTTCCATGAATATCTTTGAAATAATTGAAATCGTACTATTGGAATAGAAACGAAATAAACGCTGCCCTAACTCCACAACTTCTTCAGTAACAATAGGTTGTAAAGGTTGATTAATTATTGCAATCAGTTGTGTTAATCGAGGAATGTAGGTTGACATCTTTGCTTGTGTTCCGATAATATGACCTTCGATATTATCTGCAATTCTTTGATTTGCGGATTGTAGATTCTCTTTATAATACTTCCGATACAATTGTTTTGCCCCTTCAGTTATTTCAATATGCAATGGTGTTGCTTCATTCTCGCAATATGTTTTATTAACATTATACAAGTCATGTATTAGATTAACCCATTCATTACATATCTGCCTACTGCTTGTGAAAGGATCTGCATCTTCGTTTAGTTGTAAGTATTCAGATTCAACCATAAGAAATCTGGATGCGAAACCATTAGCGATTCTATCTTCAGTAAAGATGTTCTTCATTCTACTTGGTTGCGTTCCCATAAGTAGATTGATGTTCAAATCTTGCACAACTCTTTCTTTGTCTCTATCTGCTCTAATTTGAGTATATCTACCACCGCCAAAGGCTTGTGTAAAGAAACTGATAGAATCATTGTTTGATTTGAAACTACCAGCATTTAGGATGGTTTCTGCTTCATCATGATACACTCCTATTCCTGCCGATTGATCTTGGCAAAGTCCGATGTAACCTTCAGTAGTTCCATCAACTGCAAATGGGATGAATCGCTTTGGCTTTGGTTTTGTGAATTGTTTCTTGTCATTCAATGCTTGCATCTTTTCAGCATTCCAATTAGCAACATCAGTTTTGAATTTTTCATCTTCAATCTCTTGCAATTGTTTTAATGGAGATTCACACATTGCTTTGTAAGCAGGAGTTTTACCAACAGATACAGGAGCAATCAACATGCAGAATAGAATGTTCTTACCATCGTTTCCGAATGCAGAAGTATAACAAGTTCCTGCTAAAGAAGATATAGTCCAAAGTCCTGCAGTTGCAAGAAATAAAGGATTCAATGACCTTTCCTTTGCTACATCAAATATTGATTGCCTTATTTTTTCTGGGAATATCTCAAAAGGAAAATCAATAGCCAATGGCTTACTGCAACCGATGTATTTCAATACTGCATCCCAATCTCTGCCAAACTTATAGTAAAGTACAAATGATGGAGGTAAAGCCCATATCGGATATTGTTCTTTGTTATGCCAATTAGGGAAGTCATGCATTGATGCTGTGAATAATAATACTCTTTTACTTTTAAAGTAAACCTTTGCAGAAATAGCATTCGATGTTGATTCCTTTCGCTTATATGCAGCAAATAAATCCTTCTTATTATATCTGAAGTTTTGCAATGGTTCTAAACCAATGTCATTCAATAGCAGTTCCCATGATTCGTCAGAAAGTGATTTGTCATAATTTGACAACTCTGCTTCAAATCCTTTTGGGTAGCTGATAGCTTTCTTTGTAGGATCATACGTTGGTTTGTACTCATTGAAGTATTGTGATACTTGAATAAGATAGTTGTATTCATCATCAGTAAGTTCTTCAACATCTGCCATTGATTGATGAAATTCAGAATAGCCTGGAGTTGGGTAAGTATAAACCAAAGGACCGTTAGCATATAAAGCAATTACTTCTGCTCCTTTCTCATTTCCTGCAAGTTGCGTTTTCTTTGTCAGTTTACAATATTTTATCCAAACATGATAGCCATTGGATTTCGTTTTCTCAATGTAAACTTTATCAAGTATATCAGGCTCGGAGTTGGTAATAATCTTTAACCACTTTGTGAAAAGTTCTTTGTCATTACTATTCTTAATGTCCACATCAATAGCAGCATAACAATCCTTTGTTTGAATCATAATTGCATTATGCTTTTCTTGCAACTTCCATTCTTTATCTTCACTCCAATTGTGATGACTTACAGGTTGCATATTAGCAACATCCCATTCAATCGGAATTACTTTAAGTCCGATTGATTTATATTCGGTGAAGATTTGTTTTAGCATATTAAAATATTAATTCGGTGTTACCAATAGGGTTGTAAAGTAAATCTTTTTTTACTTCCTTCCAATGTTCTTGAGTGAAATAATTATGCATTGTGCTATTTAAAACATTCTCACATACTTTAACTGCACATGCGGTTGATACAATATGGCTTAAACCTAATGCTTTAAATTCATTAAGCAATCTTTCTGCTTCTTGTCTTGAAGTTGGTTCTAATTCATTATAATGTTCTAACATGATTTCGTGGTTTTAAATAGTGATTGATAAATTCTTTCGCTGCATCTTTTGTTACTTACAACATTATAAACTGTCATTACAGAGATGTTGTGTTTACGTTCAAAATCTTTTTTGACTCGATACTGATCTAATTCTTTTTGAAGTTTAGTTACTTGCTTTGTTGAAAGTTCAACTGTTTTTCCGTTTTTCATAATAAGATTATTTAGTTGCTGCAAATGTATACAAAAAGAATTTTAAAAAAAAAATTTATTTTTTTAAAAAAATATTTTTTTATTCGGAATAATGCTTTTATATTTGCTCTATCAAATTAAAACTAAAACAAAAAAACTATGAAAAATCAACTAACAATTACATCAAATGGTTATGGTCATTTTAAAATAACTACTAATTATTACAATAAAGAAATATCTTGTATTTCTAATAATACAACAGCAATTGATGATGCTCGGGATGGTAAGATAACTGCAATAAAAGAATTGAAAAAAGAAATCATTCGTAAAAATAAAAATAATTAATTATGAAAAAAGAAAACAAACAAGCACTAATCTTCATCATCATTGCAGCAGTTATTACTGCATTATTACAAGACAATTATTTTTTATAACCCTTAAAACTAAAACAAATGGCAAACTGTAACTCATGGCTTGAATTAAGCCTACAAGAAAAAATCGAAATGGTGGGTAAAGTAACTCACCTCATTCAAAACTCCAATGTCGGATTTACTGCTATTGAACAAATATTGCATTCAGCAGAATTAGCAGGAATGTTTAAAGAAGTAAAAATAAACCCACCAACTCATGAAACAAACAATTATTGAGATCATCATTTTAATTTTAACATTATACATAATATTTAACTAATGATTTATAGCGCATACGCAATACCTGGACTTCGCAAATCAAAAGATTTAGACGGCGAATTTAAACTATCTCAAAAGATGCAGACAGATAGAATAATAGATATTTGTTGCAATCATTTTGGAATATCATTTGAGCAATTGGTAAAGAAAAACAGAAAGAAAGAATACGTTTCATGCAGAAGATTTATCATTTATTTTTTGCGTATGAATACATCTTTGACAACTACAAATATTGCTGCAATGCTTCATCCTTCGGTATCAGATCACACAACAATAGTTCATCACATGAAACAAACACATGATTACATTGCAACCAAAGAGCATGGATTCATGTATGACTTTAACACCTTAAATAATCAGATATGATATTAAAATTCATTGTAGGTTATATAATAACCTTTGTTATTGAAATAATTATTGTTTCAATTATTTATCATAAATTTATAAAAAAATAAAGGCAGCTGCTCCCTATATCAGCCATTAACATGAACAAACTCACACAAATCCAATCGGAACTCAAAGCACCAAAGAATCAGTACAATTCATTCGGAAAGTATAAATACCGAAATTGTGAAGATATTCTTGAAGCAGTCAAACCATTACTTGCCAAGTATGATTGCAAACTAATTATATCAGATGAAGTAGTAAACATTGGAACAAGATTCTATATCAAAGCAACTGCAAAATTCAAAAGCGAAGATGGAGTTGTAACAGTATCAGCATTGGCAAGAGAAGAGGAAAGCAAAAAAGGAATGGATGGTTCGCAAGTTTCCGGTGCGGCAAGTTCATATGCACGAAAGTATTGCCTTAATGGATTGTTCCTTATTGATGATACCAAAGATGCAGATTCACAAGCACCTGTAAAATCTGATACATCAGTAATGCAAAAGATTGCATCAGCAACAAGCAAAGCAGAATTGACAAACATTTGGCAGCAATTATCAGCAGCAGATAAAACAGAACAAGTAATTGCATCATTCAAACTAAAAGCATTAGAATATGAGAACGCTTGATACGTTAAATGATAGTTACCCAATAGACAGGAATGGTGAGATAGTTCCACCAATAACTTCTGGAAGTAGTGGTAAAGCAATTTGGGATTTCAATCGAAAGACTACATTGCAAGAGATACTATCAATAGAAATAACAGATGCAGATAGAGAAAGGGAAATAGCCTATCAGAAAAGAAAAGCAAAATTAGACGAAGAATATAATTCATAACCTTATTCCTGCCCTTAACCTTAAACATTAATAACGTGATGGTTAGTTAGTAGTTAATTGGCAAAAGGGCAGGAGTTTTTAAAATCTTAAAAATGGATAATCAAACACCAAAACAAAAAGCAAAGTATTTAGTAAATATTTTCGGCAAAGAGTATGCAGTCAATTGTATTAATGCAATTATCATGGAACTTATTAAGATTAAAGAATTAGTTGTTGATGAAGAAGATTTGCCTTTTAAATATTGGCAGAATGTTAAAAACGAAATAAATTTTTTATGACAGCAAAAGAAAAAGCAAAAGAGTTGGTAGAGTTTTATAAATTTGGAAATCATACTGTTTACAATTGGACATTGGATAGAATGGAAATAACAGGCCCGAATAACAAATATTATAAAATGTGCGCTTTAAAATTAGTTGATGAAATAATCAATGAAGTAAGGATTGATTATAATGATCATCAATGGTATCGCCAAGTTAAACAAGAAATAGAAAAACTATGAGAACAGAATTTAAAGAATGGATGATTGCAGAACATTACAGAGTTGCACAATTATACAGGCAGATGCTTCATAAAGAATACCAAAAAACAAAATCATTTTTTGGTAGTATTTGCGAATTTGTAAAGCCAATATTACTATCTTCGCTGCGAACAATTGAATTGCCACCATATCGAAAGTATGAAGGCAAACTTGATAGAGACAAACAAGCAGAAATATTTCATACAATACCTAAAGTAAACAAAGCAGATTTATTGGCTGAGTTTATAAAGGAAAACTTTTAAAGGCACAGGCTCCCTATATCCTGCAATAACATGAGTAAATTGTATAACGGATCAATCTGTTTAACAGATATCCCAAAAGAAAAAATCACCACTTCAGAAAAGAATGGTAAAAAGTATCTGAACATCAATGTTTGGGTAAATGATGAATTAGACCAATATGGTAATATTGGAAGCATTCAATTAAGCCAATCTAAAGCAGAAAGAGAAGCAGGAGAAAAAAAAGTATACATCGGCAATATTAAGCAGCCATTAGCAGCAGCAACATCGCCTGTAAATAATGCAGTAATTGAAGATTTGCCATTTTAGTTTTAGTTTTGATTAATAGGGAGTGGAAACACTCCCTTAAATTTCACCCATGCCACAAATCAATAAATCAGAGAAAAATAACTTTGAGCAATTCAAGAAAGTTTGTACTGAAGTTAAATTAAAATCATCAGTAACAGGTAAGATAAAAAATGCTTTAAAGTACAATGGCAAAGTTTACATGATAGGCAACAAAGCAGATTTATTTAAAGCGTTAAATCCATTGACATGACTTTCAAAGAAAGATACAACGAAGCACATTTAGAATATTATAAAGTGAAATATCCACAAGTAGTTGCAGATGGCTTCTATTGTGCGCCAACGCTTCCAAAATATAAGACGGCAAATGGATTGACTAAATTTATAACTAACTATATTTTATGGAAAGGATGGAGAGCAACGAGAGTAAACTCAACAGGCAGGCTAATTGATGGCATTGAAAAAACTGCAAGCGGTTTGCATCTATCTGTAAAGAAATGGATTCCCGGTACAACAAGAAAAGGAACTGCTGATATATCTGCAACCATTAAAGGAAGATCAGTAATGATAGAAATCAAAGTTGGTAAGGATAAAGCATCAGAATATCAATTAACTGAACAAGCATTGGAAAGGAAATCAGGTGGTATATATGAGTTTATATCAACACCTGATGAGTTTTTTGTATTATATGATTATGTGTTGGGATTGTAACGAGCAGGTATTGCTGTCAGTAGTGGCATTTTGAAAACAAAAGTTGAAATAAAAACTAAAAGCAGATTATATGCACAAAGATGAAATTAAGAACGTCAAGCCACTATTGCAGCAAAATAATGTTATGCGTAGTGCTTTGATAACTCCCAATAATTATTGGGGAATGCAAGAATGGTATATGAAGGTTGTAATTGTGTACTTTTTGCAATAACTTTCACGATGCAAGGATAATAAATGTTCCCTAAATGGGAACTTATTTATTCAATTTTTAACATGTTTCATGTTATTGTTTATAACACTTGTATTGTCGCAGTTACTATATTTATTTAATGTTATAATCTAACTCCCATCTTGAAGTGGAATATTATCTTCAGAATCAATCCTTCTATAATTTTCTTTCCACAATACTTTTGTGAGTGCAGTTGATATTCTAACTATTTCTTCTTCGTTTGCTCCCGGTAATAATATATGCAACGATTCATGTGTTAATATTTCAAGATGCTTTTTGCCTTTCAATCGAATATCTAATACAATAGAATTATCTTCTAAATCTGCTTCACCCCATAACTTTTCCCTTCCTAATTTCTTATATATTATTTTAGTTATCATCTTGACATCATTCTTATTTTAGCTCCAAGTTCTGCATCGTTTGGAGTTTCTTTCACAATCTGCATTATCTTTTCTAAATACAAAGAGAAATCCATTGCTTCCTGTTGTGCATGAAGTAAGAAATCATCTTCATTGTTATTTTCTAAAGTTGTGTTGTATTTACCAATGCCTACTTCACTTCTTTGCTGATATTTGTTTATTACTGATTCAACTATTTTATCTTGCATATTTTTTAATTTTAAACAACCACCGCAGGATTGATACCTGCATGACCTATTGGTAACTTGATTAGTTCAGATGATTGTTCATATATTATCGAATATTTGCGTATCATTTTTTGGTTTCAATAATTGTGTTTGGTTACATTTTTTTGAACATAGATTTGTCAAGTTTTTTGCTCACTTTACTTTTTGATATAGGTGTCATTGTAATATTGTTCTGCTGTATGATATGGTAAATATCTATTCTCAAATGACTTATTATAGGCTTTGATTATCTGTTCCTTCTCCATCTCTTTTGCTAATTTTAATAAATGATACCAAGTTAATTTATCTTTTGGTTCATTCCATAATTTCTCAAATAACTGTTCTACTACTGTCATAGTTTTTAATTTATACTTTTTCCAAATCATGCCTTTCGTAATCGCTTAATTCTACCTTCTGCCCACCACGAACTATTGCAAGTTGTTTGCTGTTTGCAGCTAATGCTTTGTTGATTGCTTCACGTTCTGCAATTAGCCATATCTCTTGCTCTCTTAAAGTCATCTTGTTAAATCCCTTTGGTTTTTTCATTTTAGTTTTATTATAGTTTCATCAATTCATTAATTGCAACATCGCCATCAATAATCACTCCGCAACCGATTGCAGGTTTCTTTCCGGATTTTGCATAAGCCATAGCATAAGAGTTATGATCTATGCCACAACCTAACTGCATTCCAAAGATACGAAAGTTTGCACCAACAAACCATTGTGTATAGGCTTGTGTATGCAAATGCCCTTGTACTGTTGACATCATATCTGCTCTGCATTTAGCTTGCGCAGTTCCTGCTTCGCCATGAATGTATTGCACACCATCAACAACAATCCTTTCAGTAAAATTCCAACCCGGCACGTTCAACACTTCTTTATATTCCTTTATCCAAGCCTTTGGAACTGCTCCTGTTTGTGCCTTTCTCATTATCAATCTATCATGATTGCCAATAGTTACATCAGCAATAGGAAAGGCTTGATACCATGCAGCAAGTTTTAAAATCGCTAACTCTAACTCCTGACCACCGCTTAAACCATCCACATCAGTTTCATGATATGATGAATAATGGTTATCAATTACATCGCCAATAAATACAACTTTGTTACATTGATATTTTGCATATACTTCTTTGCAGAAATCAAGATAACCATCAAGGCAGAAAGGCTCATGCAAATCACCGATTGCTAATACTCTGTTTCCTTTCTTTGCTCTGTAATTCTTTTTTAAAAATAAATACTCCTCCTGTGTTAATCGAGGTCTAATTATCATAAGTTTTTTTTAGCTGAAATATAAATCCGCTTCTGCATTTCTGCGCCTTAATAAGCCGTTTAATTTTCTTCCGTCTGCATATATCCACTTCTGAAATTCATTGCGAATTTGCGCATCTAATGGATTCTCATTAACCTTTTTTAGTAAGGTTGATTTACGCAATGCTCCTTCGCCTAAATTATAGGCAAATGAAATCAATGCAGCAAATTGATTTTCTGTTAAATCTTCTCTTAACATCGGATCAATTGCTCTTGCTTTTTGATTAATTTCAAACATCAAATATTCCATTGCTTTTGCTTCAGTTATTGGTGCATCGGTTAATCTTACTTTCGTTCCGTTTGGATAACGAATTGTTCCATAACCAATGGTAGCAACATTTGCAGGGCAAAGATATGGCTTCAAAAATAAGCCTTCAAAATGTTTGATTAAATCAATACACGCTTTATTTACTATTATCATTTGAATCCAAATATATCTTTAAGAAATGTTACATCATCAGGACATTCTATCTTTAAAATATTAAAGGCTTCATCTTTTTTCTTCAATATTTTTTCTTTGGCATCTGCCATTGATTTAGCATACAAATTAATCTTCAATTTCTTTCCAAATATTTCAAAATAAACTGTATACTGCTTCATAAATTATTTATTGAATTTTTGATACAATACAAATATAATCAACATTAATAAGAATAATAACCAAAATCTTATCATCCACCAATTAGCTCTATATTTTTGCACTTTCGTTTGTTCAGTTTGTTCATTAAATTGCACTTTGTAATATGCAGATAAGCCTTTATAGTGATTAACTGAATCTAAGGCAATGTTGAGCCTTCTATTATCATTTATGAATACTTTAAATGTATCTTTAATTCTGATTGTTTTTTTGATTAAAACAGTATCAACTAACTTGACAATATCAACTTTGTTGATAGTATCAAATTTGAATTTATAAGTAGTATCAAATTTTATCAATGTATCACTTAAAAAAGTAACAAAGGAATCATTAACACAAGGATTCTTTTTCTCCCATTCTCTGCCAACGATTTCAATTTTATTGTTATCTTTCAATACTCTTTTTACTGCTGAACAACCTGCAATCAATAAACACAAAATTAAAATATACTTCATAAATTTTTACTTTTTACTAACTTATTAAATATTGATTGATTGCCATAACCAAGTAATAATGCAGTTGCAGGAGTTAATGGATATATATCTTTCATGTCATCACCAAGATAAACCATTATTCCTGTTGCAATTATTGATATAATGAATGATGGCAATTCAGCCTTATAATTCACTTGTTTATTTTCATCAACAACTTCTTTCCATCTGAAAAGATAATGCAAAAGTAAGCCTATATAAGCTAAAATTAAATAGTTATAATCCATCTTTTTTTATTTTTTTAAGGTTAAGATATAAAGTTGTTCCACCTGCTGCCAATGCAACTATCAAAGATACAAATTGCAATACAGGAGTTATCGCTTGGAAGCTAAAATATGAAGCAATAAAAGTGATAATTGTTCCCCTTATGCTTGTTGTATCTACTTGTTGCATTTTATTACTTTATAAAATTTGTAATTTCAATTCTTTTGCAATCCAATTATAAGCATAATCATTGCTTACAAAACCTTTGTAATCTTCACCACTCATGGTAAGATTTCCTTCAGATAATTGTTCATTATTATCTGTTAATAATGCATAATAAAATGTAGCAGTATCAATTAAATTATCACTAACTACATAAGCATTTAAAACTGTTGCTTCTTTTGTTTGACCATTTTGCCAAATACTAACCGGTTGAATTTGTTTCATTGTTTTTTATTTTTAATAGAAATCATTCCAAGTTGTACCATTGTACCCTTGATGTTTGTTTGTTGATGTATTATATATCACAAGTCCTGCTGCAGGGGTTGCAATTAAATCTCTTTGTGCTGTTGTCATTCTTGGTGGAAGGAAGCCACGAGTTGTTGATTCAACATCAAGAACCGCTGATGCGTTTTGTGTTGTTGTTGCTCCTACTTTAAGTGTTGATTGCACCCTTGCTGTTCCATTAACATCTAATCTAAAGCCTGCGTCGGTTGATGTTCCTATTAATAATTTTGCACTTGCTGTAACACCAGATGCAGCAGGATTTAATATTACTCTTCCATCGGCATATACATTAAATAAATTAGCTGCATAAGTTGTTACCAATCCGCTTGAACTTCTACCTGTATAATTTACTCTCCAATTATTATCTGCTACTGTTGAACTATAAACATATTGTATTTCAAAAGATGGATAAACAGAACTTGCTTGAAGATTTGTTTGCCCAAAAATTAAACCCGCACCATGTGCAGTATTTGATGAAGCCGTATATATTCCAACTTTCGAATCAGCATTAAAAGAAAAAGATGCAGATTCATATTGACTTCTTAACATAGCACCAGCAGTTCCTCTTACAACATCAAATGTATTTTGTGGTGTAGTCGTACCAATCCCCAATCTTGCATTGGTATTATCCCAAAATAAATTATTATTCCCTGTCAAACTTCTTGTTGCATTCCAATAAGCAACTTGTCCATTTGTTCCGCTTCCCCTTGTATAAGGATTTAACATTGTTGCAGTATCAGCAACATTCAATTCAATAGCAGCCAAACTATCCAATCCTTTTTGCCTCCATGCTCTTGTGCTGATTGTAAATGTATCACTTAAACTTAATTTATTATTAAATGTAGTCCAATCTGCACTTGATAAAGCACCTCTATTTGCACCTGATGCAGTAGGTAAATTAAATGTATGTGTATTGGTTGCAGATGAAATATTGAAATCACTTCCGCTTGTTCCTGTTGCAAAGTATTGTACTTGTGAAGTAAGCCCATTCAAAGCATTTAACCCTGTTGAAAACGTAGTTAAAACTTCTGATAAATTATTGTCTTCTGTATGTAAGGTTATAGTTCTTCCACTTGTTGTTACAAATATTCTTATTGCTATTCTATCGGTTGCAAGTATAGTAGTTTGTGGGACAGGAACTGAAGTAAAATATTGGTCTACAACAGTTCCCTGTGTAATGCCTTCAGGATTCGTTGAGCCATTTGCAATAAGAGTAAATACATTGGCAGAACTAACCTTATAAATCTCTGCATAAAACGATGGAGTGCTACCCCCTGATGAAGCAGAAAAATAAAATTCTAAGTTCCAATTACCACCTGGAATATTCAATAAAGCAGGGTCTCCTGCATCCGTAATAAACGAAGCGATATAGCCATTACCTTGTGCATTTGTTCTTGTGAAATCAGTTCCTGTGCCTATTATAGGTACTTTACTTAATTGGTAGTAAGTATCACCACCAATTGTTCCCTGATTAACACTTCCATTTAAATAGTAATTAACCGATGAACCACCTCCCCCATTGCTCGGAAAGTTTGCAAGTTGCCCATCTCCTCTTACATATTGACTTGATGTTCCTGCTCCTGTTACTGCTATTGTTCCATTGCTTGTTAAAGGTGAATTAGCCACATTAAAAGCAGATGGCATTGACAATCCTACACTTTTTAATTTAGAGTAAGGAGAAAGCATTGTTGCAGTATCCGCAATATTTAACTTCAAATTTATTCTATTTGAAAGTGAAGTTGTATCTGCCTTACGTAAATAAGGAGAAAGCATCAAAGCAGTATCAGTATACTTTACCCTTGCATCAATCCTATTTGAAAGTGAAGTTGTATCTGTTCCAACTACTTTCCATTTTGTTCCATCAGCAATATAAAACATTCCATTCAATACTGCAATGCTTCTCGCTGCTTTGTTTCTTACTGTATCGCTTGGATGTATTGAAATACTATCTGCTTTCAATCTATCTGCTTGAAAGCCATAACCATTGAACTTTGTGTATTGTTGTGCATTCAATTGTATTGCAATAACACTAACCAATAAAAGGCATATTACACGCATCATAATCTGAAATTGTATTTATGTTAAAAGTTAAATTTACGCCTGCCAAATAATCTTCAAATTTGTCTGATATTACACTATAACCGATTGTGTTATCAACAGTATAAGGATTGCTTCCTTTTCTTAAAGTGCTTACAATATCAGCAGCAACTTGTATCATGTCGCTGGTTACATCTTTCTCAAATTCATTCTCCATTCCTGCTTTGTCAATAAACCAAAAAGACAAGTTATATACTTGCTCTCTGCCAATATTTAAACTGCCTGAATTGATCATGAAACAAGCAACAGGAAAAGTAGGCTGATTAGTTGCGAACAACCACTCTTGCGGAGTTGCGAACTTCACCTCTTTTATCATTGCATTGCTTTGCAATAGAGTTGTTATTGTTTTTACTACTTGATTGTAAGTCATTGAACTTTTGTTTTACTTTGTCTACAAACTCACGCTTATAGCTTCTTTTTTGCATACTATCTATATATGAATGTGAATGTTTCACCTACTTGAAATATGTCACCTGTTGGAGCATAAACAACCCCATTGCTCACTTGTAAATAATTCAAATCATTTACAGGTGTATTGCTTCTAATCTTTGTCAATCCGTTTCTTGTTACGCTTATCAATGTTCTACCAACTAAAGTCAATACTGTGAAACTCAAGGTATCACCCACACCTGTTACAACATAGCTAACTTCAGCAGGGGTAACACCATTCATTCCACCGCTTATTATTCTATTATCTCTTTCTTCTCTATTTCTACCTAAATAAATAGGAGATGTATAACCTTTGTTTACAGGGAATATAACATCCAATCCTGTTCCCGGATTTAAGTAAGTGAAAAATAATTCGTAATTCTCTTTTAAATAATCAATCAATCTTTGCTTGTAGAACTCACCATTACTGATGTATTTTCTTTCAATCAATTCTAACTGTCCTTTGCTTGGTGCATTACTTTCTTCAGCTGTTTTTTGCAATACTCCTTTACTAAAGAATTGATATGAAGTCATTGTTACAAGTTCACCAACAGTAAACCAAACAAGTGAATCAGTAATGTAATTATTTAGCAATACTCTTTCATCATTCGTTAAATCATTGGCTTCAATTCCTTCTTGCAACCTATTATATAAACCACTTCCTAACGCAGGAAGTAT